AGCTACGACGAAGCAAGGGAAACACTAGAGAAGTTCAAGAGAGATAACCAAAGGTAATCCGAGGATGCCTATAGGAAGCCTTTAAACACCTCTAGAATCGTTTAGAAATAAAAAGAAGTACATCGGTATCAAAAACAAAGAAAGACGATTATGGAAGTGTTAGAGCTGTTGAAGGACTCTCCAAAGAAAAGCAATTGCCTATTGTGGGCTATTCCTAGGTGGATAGTTAAAGGTAGACAAGATCAATCCCCTTATTTTATTATCCCTTTGGGTAAGTGGAGACTGCTTCTGAGATGGTCACGTATCCCTTGGGGATTTCTTCATTGCTTACTCGGAGAGATGGACCCAGTAACAGGACAGATTCAAGTAGTGAGTTACAAGCCTCCACTTGGTCATCACAAGACTGGAATTGCCCTTACGTTTGAAGGTCATGTAGTTGAAGGTGATTCGATTATACGATGGGTGGAAATGTCCGAAGAAGTCTCTGGACAAGTGCATTAGTAAAATCAGAAATAAATATACCCCTAGACGGCTTTACGGCTATCTAGGGGTTTTCTTTTGTCTAAAATTTGTCATAACTCCAAAGACTTAGCCCACAAGTCTAAATCTACTATCCAAGGTTTTACTTTGTCACCTGAAAAACTCCGACTGATTGAAATAATCCTCCACTCACCATGAAGATATGGAATATGAGTATATTCATCCTTGTCAAACAAACCATGGCAATCAGCACTTTCATCGTCGGTCATAGCAATAGATGCTTGCATTCTAGCTGAGATAATCATTTAGTCTCCATCATTCTAGAGACAATCCTCTCTAGATCATCCCAGTCTCTATTACCAAAAGTCCACCAGTTTACCAGCTCTGTCCAATCTACTTCCTTTGGTGATGCTGTAAGTTCTTCTGGAAAAGCAAAGACTTCTTCTACCTGTACACTCCTGCACTGTCCTGCAATGCAATCTTGCTTGCCACAGAATGGACAACCTCCCATGAGAAAAGTTTGCATTTAGATTCCTTTCGTTTCATCAGGCGGCGTCCAGCCTAGTTTAATGAGTGCTTGTATCGTCGCTTCTTCTTTTAGGTTAAGATACTCACGATACATCAACTCACGTTTCTTTTGAAGCGTATCGTACAATCCATCATGGACAGAGTAAGTATCATTGATTATTGTATACCCAATGATTTGTTGTTCAAGTTCAATGTGCATTTTCATGCAGACACATTCTTTAGGACTACAGTTTGCTCTAAGCCCCTACGAATCAGAATAGCTGAATCAGAACCAGCCAGACATCCTGCATTGACTTCTTCTACAAACAAATCAAGACTAACTCGATAACGAGAACTTCTCCACGTAAACCTTACAGCGTCCTCTTCACTAACCAAGTCAATATCTTTGATCTGATTAGGATAAGGCAGTGCGTTGATTAGCAACTCAATAATTTGTGCTTGTGAATACATATTACTTTTCCTTTCATATTAAATATCTTACTCCGGTTCATTCATTATAACCGATGCTATAAGCATCATCAAATACGCCACGGTTTCTGTTATGACGTCACCAAGATTTGTCGTAATTGTTTTGATTATCATGATTCTTCATCCTTGTTGATAGCATAGATTGCAACAGCCATTGCGCCAGCAATACAGATGAATACTACAGCGACTATAAAGATTGCCCAGAGTGGTAGTCCTTCAAACATTATCGGTCTCCTTTTGGTTTAGGTGGTAAATCACCCTCTGCAACATTCTTCGCAATAAGTTTTTCTGTCATTGTAACAGCATGTGCTATTGCTTCTTCTTTATCCCAGGCTTCATAACAATGATCATGATTTACAACATTAATCCACTGTGAGTCCCATAGGCGAACTTCTGTAGACTCTTGTTCCTGCAATTGCCCAAAGTCACTAATGTATTGCAAGTTGAGTTCTTGGAGTTTAGCTTGTAGCTCATCACGTTCTCGCTCAAACTTAGAAGCTAGACATCTCCATGACTCACGCTGATCAAGGAGAGATTGTTTTTTGGCTAACAAGAGGTCACGTTGACCTTGCATATCTTGGTATAGCATGTCTGATTCTCGCTCAAGATTTGCAAAGTGAACCTTTAATTCTTTGTTCTCTTGTTCTATGCATGCAAGTCTTCCACGGAATTGATTGTTTTCACGGTAGTAATCCTCAGCTGCTTTTGCGTTTGAATCGCAAGATTCCTTTGCAGTCTTAAGTGCTTCTCGAAGGTCATCAATCTCAGTCTGCATATACTCCCCTATTTCACCAGCTACACCATAAGGTTTTGCCTCTGTGTCTTCTCGGTAGCGTTCACGCCATGTTTTAATCTCACGCACTGCTGTACGTTCTTCTGCTGTTGTACTCATAAAACTCCTTTCGATAGATAAAACCAATCCTCACCTATACCACTGTGTTGTGCACTTTCAGGTTTTGCAATTTATCCATCCCACTGCGGTCATCTTGATGTGATGCACCAAGAGTATACCCACAGGAACACAGCGCGTAAAACTATGAAGCACCTCCACCGAGTAACTTTTGCACTTTAACTGCTCCAGTGCACAACCCCTGAGTCTCATTACGTTGTTCAGTTGCTTGGCTCATAAAATTCCTTTCAAGTGTAATAGATAAAAGAAAACCCAACAAGAACCTTTCGATCCATGTTGGGTATCTTACTGCATTAAATTTTAGTTGTCAAGTTGTTTCAATCAGAATGTTTAGTGTTGCTTTTTAGCAAAAAGGACTCAAACCATCTCTCAAGATCAGCCTCAGACACAGCACCAGTCTTTGCACTGACAACAACACCCTCTTGGTCTACAAGTAGCAAGGTAGGAATAGACCTTATTTTGTACATCAAGGCTAGTTCACGATCAGAGTCTACGTCAACCTCTTCTACAAGAAATGGTACTTGCATTTCAGAGAGGGTCTTAGCGAGGCTCTTACAGGGTGAACAAGTGCTAGAAGAGAATTTTAGTATTTTCATGGTTTTGTCGTTTGTTTGCATATTGGTTACTTAATTGGGCACATACCACCCGCACAATCGTCAGCAGATTCAAAGTCAATTCCACCGCTAACTCCAGTGATCAAACGAGTCCTAGCAATAAGTTCATTGTACTCTTGTTCATTGATATCTTCCATTGGAGCTTGGTCAAACCCGTGCTCATTGTGCAAAAGAAACGAAAGACTCTTGTGACAGTCTTTGTAGTTCTTTGCAAGGTAGTCCTTGATCAAAGGGAGTTCCTCTTTACGATAATACACTGTACAGCTTACGCTGTTGTCTGACCAATCTTTCTGTAGTTTTTTCACCTCTTCAAGTTGCTGAATTGCTGTCATCTCAGATGCCAAGACTGTGCCCTTTGGGTACTTGAATGGAAAAGAAACAACAACTGTACTACGATCTTCTGAGCCATCAAAGTTCCGCTGATATTCAACAGGGTAGCCGTGATCTTTACACACTTGCACCAAAGAATGAGAAGAACTAATACGAATCCTTCGAATCATAAACTGACTGTAAGCTGGATGAATGCCTGGAGTCACACCCGGAAGAAGGCTCAAGGTTCCTGATGGTTTACAAGTTGCTAACTTGATACTAATAGGCCATTTCTGTTTTGCTGAATACTCCTTATCAAATGCTCTTAACGCTACATACGCCTTTTCTAGCCAACTTCTTTGCTCTGCTGTAGCTTGCAATACACCTGTCACTCCAATACCCATCCGCATGTTAGCATTTACAACTTTTTCTGTTTCCTTGTTGTGGCAAGGCAAAGCAAGGCTGTGTTTGTTAATACGGTATAGCAGTTTTGAAAGATCAACAAACTCTTCATAAGAAGAAATGTTAGGAAGAAATACTTCCGCAAGACAGCAAGTTTCAAAGTTAGCTAATGACTGTTCCGCACCTCACACTGACGAGCTACATCTACATATCGTCTCGTGCGCTGGACTATCGCATACACTTTCGTGTCCTCTTCGCTTAGTCTCTCAGGCTGCACAGCTTTCGCTTGCTTGCCCCCTGTCGCCTTATAGCAGGCTTCCAAGTCAATCAGAAGAAGTTTTAAATCCGCATACATTTTACGGATTGTACCCTTGTACATCAGGATCAGGGTAGTCAGTATCCCCCAATCGGCCCACCTTGCGGCTCAACTCAAGGTTAATCAAACCGAAGGGTTCTCCTTTACCTTCATACCCTTCCCAGAAATAATCATGCAATTCACTGATATCATTACAGACTACGCTATTATTTGACATCGCCCTCCACGAAGGAATTGTTCCCATGTCCCAGCGTTTAGATAGCAAGTATTCAACATCGTCTGCATCACCGATTGCAATCTGAGCACTTCTGCGCACGTTACCTGCAACTACTACAGCACCGATGATGTTCATGATATCAAGACAATCAATTGGTCGTACTTTCTTACCCTTTCGCTTCTCAAGTACTTTTGAGATTTGCTCAACTCCCCAGCAGAGGTCTTCTGGTCCAGACGCAGTACCGCCAAAGCCTTTAATGGGTGCACCCTTACCACGGATCAACTGTGTACTGTAAGTGAATGTTTGATGACCTGTTTCATGTGCAAGGAAGGCTGCTTTCAGTGTCTTACCTAGTAATGCTACCCATCCTTCTCGTGTATCTGGAACAATGAAGTCTGCACTAGATTGGTCAACTCGTTTAGGTGCCTTGAAATTCTTTCGTACTTTTGGGAGTTTGTCTACATTACTTTTCTGAATGTTGTAGCCTACGCCAGACCCAAGCATGAGCATATCCATTGCCCATGTGAATGGCCTAACTGGAGCGTCGACTGTAACAAACGCACAATTTTGGAGTGAAGCAAGTCCAAGTTTGCCTACAGTCTCTGTTCCAAGTTGCCAAAGGAATCTACCTGCTACTGTACCTTTCAATTGCAGCATGTATTCTTTAAGCCTAGTTTCTTCTTCTGTGGTGAAGTTACATTTCAGTTGAGATTGTGAAGCTGATACAACACGGTTAACTGTGTCCGTCCATTCCTCTGTTTCACTGCTCGTATCTTGCTCATCTAACCTTCGAGCATAGGTTCTTTTGTATGTTAGGTAGCCAACGCTTGACCATGGAGTATTTTGTTTTAGTTGTGTTTCTTGCATTAATTATTTCCTTTGTTGTTATAAATCTTACTCAATCTCTACCTCTCCACGCATGCGGTAGCAGTCGATAAGCAAGCGATTTCCTTTGGCCTTATCTTTTGCTGCTGTTGACGCATAAGGACTTTCAACCCACTCCTTATCAATTCGAGAATTACCTACCCAACGCCATGTAGTAATCAAATTATTAAAACGATTTCTATGGGTATTAAATTGCTCGTCTGCTGGATAGTTATAGATGTCAATTCCACAGTCAAAAAGCATGTGCTTGAATGCATCTGGATTCTCATCAATCCACTCTTTATTGACCCACGGCATGACTGTTTGTAGTTCCGAAAGACTGATTGCCTCAAAAGCTGCGATGTTAATTGCCATTTTTCTCCTTTCACGGAAGAAAGGGAATAGTTATTATACCCTTCACTTCTCTAATTGTCTAGTTAATTATTTTGCTTCCAACAAAGCAGGCACTGATACAGGGAACAGAGGTTCAATGATTGCCTTAATCTTCTTAGCTACATCTGTACTTTCTTTCTGAGTATGTGGATCAAGTCGTAAAGACAACATCTTAGCAAAAGCCTTCAATGTTCCACTCCAGTACCATTCAGTATTCATACTCAGGGGTAAGTGCATCCTGGCTTGTTCAGGACAAACTCCCTTAGCCAAAAAGAAATCATATGTATCAAGACAAACTTTCATGCACTTTTTTGACATGAAATTTAGCTCAACTGCTGCATCATTGATAAACACCTCATCGCTGCTACCTTGTTTTTTACTTTCAGATCGTTTACGCCATTCAGAGGGAAAGTAGAAAGTAGGCTCATCATCCACATAGCGACGACTGACTTCATTAATCGGCATGTATTCGTGCTTCACCATTTGGCGACTAACGAAGATAGGGGCACGAACCTTTACAGTAATAAACGAATGATTAAACGGAGAGAAGTGCTTGTGCTTTGCTAGGTACTTAATTAGGCTAGTATCCTTTTCTGAAAGTACATTACGAAATTCAGTATTGCGCTCTCGTTCATCTTCTCCATAAGTCTCTACAACATCCCAAGTACTTTCCTTATCAAACGAAACCCTAGCTGCATTAACCACGGACAAATCACTACCTGTATGCTGAATATACTCAACCGAAATATCTGCTGTTTTCATTGTTCTCCTTTACAAACTAATATTCTTATCTTCTCGGTACATCAAATCTGGTTCATGCTCATTCAAGCAAACCTTGGGCCAATCTTTTGGTGTTGGAATTGCCACAACATCTTCTTTGCCCATTGCGTCAAGCCTTTCATTAATCTTCTGCAACTCAATCAGGATTAGAGCAAGTGCTCCATAGACTTCTGCGTTTGTCATACCACCATAACCACTATCCACTTTAGGTGGTGCTGGAGGTGCCTTAGGTTTTGGATAATTTGGTGGTGGATTGATGTTAATCTTATGCATTACGTGCCCCCTTTCTTCTTTGCTTCTTCAAGTTCAATTTCTAGATTAGCCAATGCCCTCCAAGCAAGCTTTGCACTATGCCGTTGACCATCTGTATCAAACTTACCCCTATCAATCAGGTGTCTACCAAGGCAATCAATGTGGTCTGTACTCTTAGTACGGTTCCAATGCAGAGGTTGTCCTGGGTTATGCTGCTCATTACTCTTCAATGAGCACTTAGCAACCTCTGCAATCGCAAGTGGAAAGTAATCCAGAACACCAGTGATAATAGGAATTTCTTTTCGTCCTTGAGCATCTGTTGGGAGGATCATGTCTGTAGTTGGAGAAGCAATAGCCCCTCTTTTTTGTAGTTCCGATAGTTGGCCTGGAGGAACACACCACATTTGACCGTTGTGTCTCTCCACAGTTTGCCGCTGACTTACAGTATCAAATCCATGACTGAGCACCTCTTCATGTGGAAAATCTTCTCCAATATACCAGTAGCATTTTCCTTTAATAATATTCATTAAACCTCCTTATCTAGTACTTCTGTTTCTTTCAAATAATCTTTTAGGATCACTACTCTCTCACCACAAGATCGAAGAACAGAGCATACAATTCGGTCTTTTTTAGAGACAATACACTTCAATACTTCTTTGGGAAAGTCCGGGCCGGTGTACTCGTAGTACTTACCTTCCGTGATAATCAACGGTTCTTTTTCAAAACAATCACTCAAATCATTCTCTACAAAACTTCTTGGTTTTAAATACTTCCCATTCATATCTCGGACCACATATCGTTTGTATCTGGGATTATACCCGAAAACAGTCTCTTTGTTCTTTACTTCTTTGTAAAATTTCTGCGTCTGTTCTATTTCATTGAGACTTATAGGAAACTTAGATAAGTTATTGTCAGCAGTCTTTTGCATTGCTTTACCAACATTTGCTCCTAGGCTTTCTAACTTCCCTAAGTATCCAAATACAGTAACCAAGATATCCATACAAGCATCTAGTTCTTCCACAAGGTCTTCAACATCAAGAGCGGCTTGCAATTCCGCTACTTCGCTTTGGATATAGCCTAGTTGTCGCTTACGGTCCTTTGGTGTAAACTCAATATCTTGCCCTGCGATTTCACAGGCACGTAGGGAGTTTTCGTATAGGTAGGTTAGCTCTCTCAATTTTCTTCCTTTACTCTTTCTACGATTTCTTTAAGGGCCTCTATTAAATATTGAGTTAGGTCATCACGGTCTGCTTGAATATTCAAATGGCGTCTAACCGCAATCTCAATATAAGGTTGTTTTAACAACCAGAAGAAGCAGTCTTGGTAAACATCTTTCATTCCCCCTCCTTATTCAATACTTCACAATCTTTACGAAGCACAATATTTAAGCATTCGTATTCATTCCTTTCTCTGCACCAAAATACATCAGGACTAGCCCTTATTACAAGGAACACTTCACCAATATGATCGTTGTACCAAAATAGACTATCGCTGCAGTTTGTAATTTTGATTTTCATTTCAGCCTTTCAATCAAAAACTTAGTAGAAATAAAGCTAGGATCAGCAAAGCCATCCTTAGCGTCATTCAACATAACAACACCCCTAAAATGATTGTTTCCAGTGTAACCTTTATAGGTTTCATTGAATGGATAGCTAGCACCAGCAACAATCCCAAGTCGCATTGTACCATCAAGAACAGGTTGAATCGCTACTTCAAGAGTTTGTTTATGACCAACACAGAAAGAACATCCGACATTCTTTAGCATTGAAGCAGCAGTTCCACCATAAGGCTTACCTGTCATCGGATTAGAAAGATAATGCACGAAGGTGATACCTTGGATATAAACTGGTTTGAGGAAGTCATGTGTCTCCCAGTCCTTTTCAAGTTCAAGCAAGTGATACCCAATAAAGCCTTCAAATTCACTGTTGTTACTTGGTACTCGTTGCAGACGTTCTTCGTGATTTCCCAAACAGAACACCATTCGTGGTTGATATGAAGGATCAGTCTCTTGATAATCTCGAAGTGGTTTCAAGAACTTCTTCATGCCCTCTTTACCAGCTTCAATATCCTCTGCAAGCCTACGACCTTCAAAACTCAGTTTACCTTTATCATAGACTGACAGACTAGGCATATCATAAAAGTCCCCAATATTCACAACAACATCCGGTTTCTTGTCTACAATATACTGACCAATTGCCGTTAGGTAAGTTGTATCTACACCCTTACGGACTTGACAATCAGGTACAAATAGAATCTTCAAACCTTTCTTCTCAACTGGAGGTTGTTGTGTGTTCGCAATTCCCGAATTCAGAATGTTACAGACACTACTCTTCTTACTCTCTGACCCAAGAACAATCTTAGCAATTTCTCTAGATGAAAACCCCAACTCATCTAGAGCCTTAATCTTGTCTTTTACGCTTTGTGAGTGCTGCAAGAGTTACTCCTGTTCTTGTTCAAAATACGTAGTATTGTGCAATGGTAGGTATTCCGTAAATAGATGCCCAGCAAGAAGATTAATACCAACACTATTGTCCTTGAGTTGATACCCACTACCACGTAGGAACTTTACAAATTGATCTAGTGCAGAATACCACACATCAGATTCAAATTCGTGCGTGATAATAGTACCGTCTTCTTTGTCTTCGGATTGTAGTGTAAATTTCATGTTTGTTTCCTTTCATTGATAATCTTTTTTACTTCTTCATAACTGAACTGTCTAGTCATTAACGCCTTGCGAAAGAGTTTCCTGCGTTCAGTAGCGTTACTGCCTTGAGGTTGCCCCAGTAAGTGCAGGACTTCTTTCTTACCTTGCTCATTGAGAGAATTAAAGTCCGTACAAAGCCTCTTTAAAAACCCTGGGTGCAATGGATTGTGCGAATAGTCTTGTTCGTAATAATCCGCGAGGTTACGAAGAATCTCAGGTAGAGGTTTATCACTCAACCACTTCAAGCAACGAACCCACGCATTGTAAACCTTACCCTCAAATGCATTCGTGTTTCTGTTTAATGCTGCCCTAACATGCTGTGTAACGTGATCATGATCACATACTTGAGTCTCTTTGAAAGGCTCTTTCAGAATTGGATCAATTCCACCTTGTTCTTTTGCAAGTTTATCCTTTACTCTTTTTACGTCTGCTGGTGTATATAAATGAACTATTTCAACCATGCATGTGCCTTTCAGTATAACCATACCCCAAAGAGTTCAATCGTTCTACATGATATTTTCTCCACTCTATCGCCAGCCTTAGTGCTTCCTCCGAACCTAACCTCTTCACGCTGAATCTTTTCTTATACTCTTTACAGTTTTCCATGTAGTGCGCTACAAAATAAGAACAATTATTTGTAGTCTCGAAATGAACACCACTGACCCCAGTAGTGTTTCTACAATCAAGCTTTCTATTTCTTGAATTTATTGCATTACTAACAACCCTTAAGTTTTCCACCTTATTATTAAATGGATTACCATCTATGTGATCAACAATGCCATCTAAAACTGGGGACGTTAACATCAGGATAACCCTGTGTGCTCGGTAACATTTATTGTCAAATCTCACCTGCCACCACATAGGAGTTCCGTTTTGCCTATGTGCTTTAGTCCCCGCAACGTCCCCCGGAGATGCCAAAACAATATTATTGTGTTTACCCCCTCCCCTGCGCTCTACTTTCCATCGAAGTCCAGATGGGCTTGTTTCGTCATAATAAAAGTAGTCGGAAAAAGATGCTTCTTTTTTACTTTCAATCATACACTAAAGAACTCCTGCCAACCCTCAGAACCAAAGAAATCTTCTGCTGAAAGTGGGTCCAGGAAGTATTCAACAAGCACCTCAAGGGCCATATCAACCTCATCCGTATCTTCGTTCTCTGCTGCATCTTGAATGTACTTTGCAACCTTTGTGAGAATCTCTCGTTTTGCTGTTGTGTTTAATTTGTTAATGTTCATATTTTACCTCCTAATATAACTCTCCATCAAACCTAGTCATATCACACACCTTACCATCTTGGTATCCAAACTCAATTACTTCATCATTGTAACGGTATGCACTAACGGAATACCCACCTGTAAATTGCCCATCGGATTCTTTAATCAATTCTCCGTTCTGTATACAATCTGCAAGTAAAATTGAAATGTAGGTGATATTAGTAGACTCTTCCTTCTTTGCTTTACTCCTTCTAATCAAGCCCCTAAAGAACTGGCTGTCTAGAAACCCCTGTATAGCACTGAAATTCTTAGTCCATTCTTTCAATGGTTCAAAATCATTCCCCATAAACAGCCCACCTCCAATTCTCAATTTCATCATCAGTTAATTGAATGTGCTCTACATGCTCTGCAATTCCTTGGTAAGCCTTAAAGAAATCTACAAACAACTGGCCTTTCGGATAACCATTACCTTCGTAGATTACTTCACCATCAAAGACGATTACGCACCAATCTCCTGATTCTTTGTTGTTGTCGATGAATTTAATATTACTGCTCATTCTTTAAACCACCCCTCTTGAAGTAAATCAATCTTTGTACCATCTTTGTGAACTAGAAATAATTCCTCATATGCAATAGTCTGACCACAAGGTTCATTATCCCCAGAAATACTCACTCCAGCAAAGATTCTCTTATTGCAGTCACACCCATAATTTCCTTCTGAATAAAGGTAAGAGCTATTATGGATAATATTGTCAAGGCTTTCACCTATGATGGAATATATGTAGTTTGTGAAGTTTACACCGAGGACTTTGCCTTGAATAGTGTAATCTTTGTTTTCTTCGTATTGGCTCATTCTAGTATCACTCCATATCTCTTATAAAAATCATAAGCAATCAATGGATC